GTCTCCATCGGCACCATCAACGCCTCGCAGATCACAGGCCTGATTCAGGCGAACCAGATCAATACCGTCACGGCGGTGCAGATTACCGGCGCGATCACCGCAGGCCAGATCGGGAGCGTGAACGCAGCCGCCATTCAGGGCAGTATCGTGGCAGGGCAGATCGGCTCTGTGAATGCGCCGGCGATTCAGGGCAGTATCGTTGCAGGCCAGATCGGTGGCGTTTACGCAAACACGATTCAGGGCGTGATCATCTCGTCACAGGTGGCTGACGGCATCATTGATGCCCTCTCGAAATTCGCCACGCAGCTGACACCGATACAGACCATACCGACGCACCCGGCCTCACTGCCCGATAAGAATTTTCCGCCGAACAGTTACTTCTATTCGGTCTCCGATGCCGTGTTCTATCAAATGAATGCAGCAGGCACGAGTTACACCTCAGCTGGCTCGGATCCTGCAGCCCTCACTGGCGCAATGCAGTTCTACAATATCGGCCGCATGAATGTTAAGAGCCTGATCGGCCTGATTCTCGCTGCTCAGATCCAGAGCATTACCGCTGGCCAGATCACCGGGCAAATTCAGGCCGCCCAGATCAACACGATAACCGCAGGCCAGATCACAGGCACCATATCAGCGGGCCAGATCGGGGCTGTGAACGCTTCCACGATTCAGGGCCAGCTCACAGCCAGCCAGATCAGCACCGTCAACGCCACGTCGATTCAGGGCAGCATAGTGGCCACCCAGATCGGCACTATCAATGCCGCCACCATCACTATCGGCCAGATTGTCGATGGGCAGATTGCCAATATCAACGGGAGCAAGCTAACGGTCGGCACCGTCAACTCTGACAAGCTAAACGCCACCTCGATTGACTGCGGCGGCGGTGGTGGCAAGCCGGGCGTCATCAATACCTATGACGGAGCGGGCACCGTGGTGGCACGCATGGGGCTGCTCACCACGAGCGACTACGGCATCTGGGCCAAGGTCTTCGGCGCGGGCGGCACCAGCTATGCAGATGCGGTCCTGAAAACGGACACGGCAGGTAACCTCACGATCACGAATGCCTATCTGGACATCGAGCACACGGCCACGAATACGTATGTTCGCACTGGACCGACAACGTTTGATTCTACGTATGGGTCGATTGCGGTTCGGGTGGCAAGTAATCCCACGGTGCCGCAACCGACAATTGACGATGCTCGGCTGGTGTCGCGTGGCCTTGTCTGTTACTACGGAACCTCAATCGTCGCGGCCATTGTGCGCTCGCCAACGACGCCGACAGCTGGTGCAGTGCAGCTGCAGACTGGCATTCTGCTGGACGGGGCCAACGGATCAATTCAGGGCAAAGTATTTCAGTGCTCTGTCGATGCCCGCATGGGTATCAGCGGAACCTTTAACGATCAGGATGGCAGCGGATTCATCATAAGCGGCGGAATCGTAACCGGACGCAATAACCCGACTTTCACCCCGATATCGAAGCAGCTGAACATTGCGGCGTACCCGTCTGGGTGGTACGAATGCTACTTCACGAATGGTTACCTCGTATCAGTCATTACGCACTAACAAAACAGGAGAAACACGCATGCAGGAAAACGGCATCACCACAACGAAGGCACCAGCAGAGACAGAATCATTTCCGCTCGACGATGCAGCCATCGAATCACTGGCGGAACTCGATCAGCAGGATAAGCTCACGCATTCAGCGAGGCTGGGAATCCTCGGCTATTTTCTGAAGCAGCATAAGCTCACGGGCAACTGGCAACTAAGCCCGAACCGGCGCGAGCTGGTGAAGGCAGCCGCAGCGTTACCGATACCGACTCAGGAGGGCTAAACGCCATGGAACGAATCACAGGCAACACGAACGCGGATCCGCAGAGTATCAGTCTGCCTGTGGTGCCTGTGATCCCGCCACAGGTGGCACCCGGTGAAGTGATCAGAGCAGGCCACGAGAATCAGACGACGCAGGCCCTCGCAGACCTCTGGACAGACGTGCAGGCGCTGGGCCTCGGTGCAGTGCCATCGACACGCAAGGTGATCGCCGGCGCAGGCCTCAGCGGTGGTGGAGACCTCACTGCAGATCGCACCTTCACAGCTATTCCGGCCACCGTGGCCGCGCTCGGTAGCGTGAAGGTCGGCACAGGTATCGCGGTCGCTGGCGATGGCACCATCACCGTGAACAGTGCAGCCATCGCGGGCGGGATTCAGACACCGTGGCTGCAGGATGTAAGCGGCGGCGGGCATTCGCTTTCGACCGTTCAGAATATTACCGCTACCGGTCAGATAATGTGCACTAGTTTCGCGGCGTCGGGGTCGGCCAACGCGGCCAGTTACGCGGTGTCCAGTTACAGTTTTGCGTATCTGGCGTCGGCTGGAAAAATCGCGGTGACATGCGACACCCTTACGGCTACCGGCGCGGTCAGCGCTGCCGTTGTTAATGTGGCCAGCACGCTGTTCGCAAAGTTCAGCGCGGGCACTAATATCGCGGTGACGTGCGACACGGTGAAGGCAACGACCAGTGTGAACATAGGTGCGTTCGTTTCGGCAGGCGTAGCGCTTTCGGTCTGCACGACCAACGTAACGACCCCGGCAACGGCAACGCAGTTTCGTATCTGCGAGCAGACGGCTAACCCGACTTATGGTCTGAACATCGGGTTTTATCTGGACTCAGTGGCGGGCTCTTATAAGGGCGTGATTCAGGGGAATACAGGTTCACCCATTGGGCCGCTGTTACTCAATCCGCTTGGTGGTCCAGTCGGTGTCGGGATTAGTTCGCCGTTGGGCGCATTTCATGTCTCGGGCGCATCGGGACTTGGAATATTCAGTGGAACGATAAACCCGCAAATTCGGATTGACGACGCGACGACCGCTACCAGTTGTTTTCTCGCTATCTCGTCCGGGGTCAGTTCATACTTAAACGGTTCGATTGCGAAGGATGCGCTTTTATGGTCAAACGGCGGTGGCGTCGGGATCGGTACAGGTGGCTCGATGCGAATGTATGTCAACGCTTTGGGTAACGTCGGAATCGGCACTAACCTTCCGAATGGTTCGCTCCACATAGTGACTTTCAACACGGCAGGAGTAAACGGGACCGCGCCGCTGGTATTAGACCGGACCTATGGGGACGTTGGGGACTATCAGGATATTGTTTTCGGCGCGGGCGGCGGCAACGCACCCAACAGGGCGGCTATCATTCGCTCGGTTGCGGTCGGCGGCGGCGAAGGCGGGCTGGCGTTTTATACGCAGACCGCGAGCGGTGATGCAGCGAACCACCAGTCCGTAATGATTCTGGGAAACGGGAATGTCGGTATTGGCACGTCCACTCCAGCGGTCAAGCTCGATATCGTTTCAAACGACAGTAGTGACACGGGCGGAGCGATACGTATTGTTCCATCAAACCAGTCACAGAGCGCAACGTATAGCTTCGGCGGAATCACCAGCAGTTTTTATTTCAAAATTCAAGCCAGCGGGGCACAGTTTATTTCGTTGAATCCAGCGGGCGGAAAGGTCTGTCACGCCAGCCGCAGTACTCGACGTCTACGGTAATATCTACGTCACCGGACCCAGCGCGGGTGTGACAGTGACGGACCGCGCAAACGTTGCGATAACCTACACGCTTTACACGGCATCAAGCAGTTTTTCCCTTTACTCTGGACCGTTAGCCAATAACGTGTTTTCGATTGGCGCGGCAGGCACAACCACATTCAGCTACCCGGTCGTTTTGCAAGCGGCGGTTGCTATCTCTAATCTGCCCGCAGCCAATCCCGGCGCGGGTACAAAACAACTCTGGTATGACCCCGCAGACGGGAACCGCGTGAAGTTCGCAGCCTAAAAATTCAGGAGAAAAAATAGAATGCTCACATACGAAGAATCAGCGTTGCTCATGTCCGATATGGCCTTCCGTGGCCGCATCAAAGTCGGGTGTCTGAAATTCGCGGACTATATCATGCTCGAACCGCAGGCCACGCCCGCGCACAATACACGCATCAAATGGGCGCAGTCCACAGTGAACAGCCCCGACATGGCTGCTGGCCAGATCCAGCCGCCTGTGGTGATGGATTCAGCAGTGCAAGAGGCAGGCGCGGAGATCACCGACGACGCCCTGCAGGCCTCTGTGGAGACCGTCGTTAACAAACTGCTCTAACCGGCGGCCGCCGGAGGTCTCTTCGCCATAAATGCTGCCGGGATCTGTTTTCGCGCATGGCGCGGCTTGCCTTTCAGGTAACTCTTAGCCCATTCGGTCATGAGGTTTGTGGCGGGCAGGCACAACCCTTCGCATAGAGACACCAGCGTATTTACCCCGGGTGCAACACTGCCACCTTCAATTTGTGACATATGGGGGCGCGACAGCCCCGTAGCCAGCGCAAACTCTTCCTGAGACAAGCCCTGCGCCAGCCGCAGGGCGCGTACAGCTTTTCCAAATGACAATACCCAATACTTTTTCTCTTCTTCAGTGACCTCCGCTGTCTTTAGCGCGTCCAGGAGGACTGTTTTCTTCACACGGTTATACTGCCAAGTTGTCTCATAAATACACAACACTAAAAAACAACACACTAAATATAGTACAGACTCTGGTACTTTCGGTTTAATTTTGCGGCATTTAAAGCGAACGAAACCTTGCCTGTTCTGCCCTCCACCCATGTGCCACAGCCCTGCTGATTGAGCCAGCCGCCCCGGCTTATGTCTGAAGCAATCAAGCCCCGCAGTTTCAGCGATTAACGGTTAATCGGAGTGATCTGCTTTTCAGCAACACAGCAACAACTTACTGCTTTTTTTGTTGTGATTAATTTACGGTTTATTTCACCATAAGTCACCTTGTATCAGTCAGATACCGTACTTGACAGGTTATTTTTCGGAGTTATTATTCTCTACATGTTCGTATCTGGCCAGCGCGTTTGTGGCCGGAAAAACGAACGGGTTTTCAACCCGGCAGGAAAGCGAGATTAGTTTGAAATGAAAAATCGGACTAAAGACAATGACGGTCTGGCTCGGATTACTACTGAAATCAGCCCTCTGGCGGTGGCACGGATCAAACAGGAATGCGCCAGACAGTACACCAGCAACAACGGGAACGTGAGAATGGGCAAGGTTATCAGCGATCTTGTCATGAAGTATTTACCACCACACGCGGCTGAGCGTCAGGGGCCGAAGGTGGCAACCCGTTCACGCGAGGCAGCAGCCTAATTTTTCGGTAACCCCGACATGCCAGCCAGTAACAACTCGAAGGCGGAGCTATGCGCAGAACGCCCGCCACTGCTGCCAGTGAATGGTGACAAGTGCGATCACTGCAGGGTAGCGAAGGCCACCGTTGAGCTGGACGGATTCCAGCTCTGCCGCAGTTGCCGCAGAGCGTACTGGAAAGCTCTCGGCAGAGAAGAGGCCCCGCACCAATGATCGACCCAGAGAAGCGTCGTCTCACGATAGGTGGCTCTGAAGTCGGCGCGATATTCAACGTCGATGAAAACCGCAGCGCGTTTGATGTCTGGGCCAGAAAGAAAGGCGGCCTCAGAGACGAACCGGGTGAGAAGAATATCCGCATGATCGTGGGCAAAGCACTGGAGCAGGGCGTGCTCTCGCTCTACACGTACGTGACAGGGCACGAGGTGAACTATTGCGATCAGACCTCCATCGACCCTATACGCCCATGGGTGGCCTATACGCCCGATGCCATCTGCAGAGACATACCGCGAGGCGTTGACGCCAAGGTCGTTTTCTTCGATCAGCGGCATAAGTGGGGCGAGACAGCAGACGACATACCGGAGCGGGTGCAGTTCCAGTGCTGGTGGTATTGCGCTGCCATGAAGTTCGACAGCTGGGATGTGTGCGCACTGATCGGTGAAGGCGAACCGCGGATCTACACAGTGCCGCGTCTCGATGATGCAGCCGAGAAGCAGATGCTCGAACGTGCCAGAGAATGGCATGCCCGGTACCTGATCGGTGATGACATCCCGCCACTCGGTGGCAGCCCTGATGCCCGACGCTGGCTGCAGAGGGCCTTTCCTTTGGAGCGGGCCCCGCTGAAGGATGCCTCAGATGCAGAGCAGAAACTGATGCTCCGTCTGGCCATCATTAAGGCTGCTGAGAAGGCACTCGACAAGGAAAGCAAGGTCGTCGAGAACGAGATCATTTCGGGAGTGAAAGACCACGAGGGCATTGTTTCGCCTTATGGCAAGTTCACATGGAAGCGGCCGAAGGACAGCTGCAAAGTCAACTGGCAGGGCGTAGCAGAGTCTCTGCTCACAGCCCACGTGAAGGATGCAGAGGCCCGCGCCACGCTGCTGGATCAGTACACCGCCATGAAGGAAAACAGCCGGCGCATTCATTTCAAGTACGACAACGACGAACTGGCAGAGCAGGCCAGCGATTTTGAAAGGCGATTAAATGAGCACTTCGGAACTAACGACACCACCACCACAGCCACCGACACCAGCCGCCCAGCCCTCACCGGTACGGTCGATTAGAGACCTCATACTGTCGCCGGGTTTCATCAGCAAGATCGGAAACGTGCTGCCGCAGCATGTGAACGCAGACAGGTATCTCGCAATTATCCGAACCGCCTGCATGCGAACTCCAGAGCTGTTCAGCTGCACGCTGGCCTCATTCGAGAACTGCTGCCGTGAGCTGGCTGCGCTGGGTCTGGAACCGGACAGGAAACACGCGCACCTGATCCCGTTTCGCAATAACAAACAGGGCACCGTTGAATGCACTCTGATCATCGGTTATCAGGGACTGGCAGAGCTGGTGCGGCGCGTCGGTGACGTGGAATACATTCATGCCGATGTGGCGTACCTGGGTGATGTCTTCGATTACGCCTACGGTACGGGAGCGTTTCTCAGGCATAAGCCCGGGGAGAATCGCACCGGCGCTCCACTGCACTTCTATTCGTTCGTGAGGTTCAAGGGCGGCGCCGAAGACTTCACCGTCATGTCGAAAGCCGAGGTGGACAGGATCCGCGAACGCAGCAAATCGAAGGATCGTGGGCCATGGCAGACCGACTACGACGAGATGGGAAAAAAGACTGCATTTCGCCGTCACTCGAAATGGCTGCCAGTCTCGGCCGAGATCAGGCGGGCCATCGAGCGCGGCAGCGATGATGCAGTCTCACCCGAAGAGTGGACAGACACTGAAACCGGCGAAGTGATGCCCGGGCGACCGCCAGCAGGTGGATCGCTCCGCGACAAGATCATGACGCAGCCCAGTTTTCTCGACCCAGCAGAGACGATCCCCGATGAATACGCGGACGCGTGAGGCACAGCATAGCGGCATACTTCCCGGCCAGCAGACCGCCCGCCTGCAGCTGGCAGAGGTGACAGCCACCGAGATACCTGGCAGAGGCGTGGTGCGTCTGTCTGCCACCTGCACAGCGACAGGGCGCACTGTGCGCACCGTGAGCGTGCTGGGCATCGGTCGGCGGTCTCTGCTCCAGTGGCTGAACCGCGTTTGCGATTGCAGGCGCGAGCACATTACCGAGGCATGATGCAGGGACTAATCGATATGCATGTAGACACCTGCAACCAGTGCGGCATCCCGTTCGGCCTGCCGATGCATTACTACAACTCGCGGCAGACTGACAAGAAAACGTTCTACTGCCCGAACGGCCACCCGCAGGCCTTTATTCGGTCAAAGCTCGATGTTGCTCTCGAAGAGAAGGCGGCCGCCATCACCCAGATGCAGGCGCGGATCAACGAGGCCCAGCATGCGCAGGCTGTGGCCGAGAAGGCTCTGGAGTCAGAGAAACGGAAACTGCGCAAGGTGGAGAAACGCATAGCGGCTGGCGTCTGCAGCTGCTGCTCTCGCAGTTTTGAAAATTTGCAGAAACACATGCGCACAAAGCATCCGACCTATGGGCTGCCTGCTGGCAAGGTGAAGCAGATCGAGGGCGGCGCCGAACTGGAGCGCACAGCGTGAAACAAGAGGCAAAGCGTGATCGACTCGAATCTATGCTCGACCTGTGGAACGCGGGCCACAATACTGCAGAGATTGCAGAACGGTTTCACCTGTCGAGAACTCGTGTCTCGCAAATACTGAGCAAGGTTATTAAATTGCCGAGGTGCTTTGAGCGCCGAGTGGATCCGTCACGAATTACCGCCATGCTGAACATGTGGAATGCAGGCCAGACTACTGCGGATATCGCCGAACAATTTCACCTGTCAGAGCTATATGTCGGCCAGTTGCTGGCCAAGGTGACGCCAATGCCTCACGGTCCACGAGGCCGACGACCAGACCTGCAGCGAACAGCCGCCATGCTGAACATGTGGGACGCAGG